ATACTCTTATACGAAAAAAAATAGACTTTTTCTAAAAAATTAAAAAGTCTCTCTATATTATATATATGTCTCTAGCTATTCTTATATTCTCATATTTGTATTAAATTTTCTACAAATTCTCTATTTATTTTATTTTTTAAAGAAATTTATGCCGAAAATCATGCCAAAAAAAAGAAAAAATTATGCCAATGATTTGATCAATAAAAAAAAGAACCTACGCATTATACGTAGGCTCAAGTAGTCATTAAAAATAGTATAGTTCAACTTTTGTGTCATTATTTTATATTTTGAATCATTTTATTAAATTTTAAGCAAATCTTCCATACGGATTAGTGTTATATCCATTTGAATTTAATACACCAGCTTTCATCCATCTACGTTCTCCACTCGATGCACTAATCCAACTGATCCAAACGAATCCTTCACGTTTTACATATCCGTCGTATCGGACAGACATTCCTTGATTGTAGAATAATCCTGTATCAATTCCTTTTTCTGTAGGTGCTTTTCTAATCTTCAACGTTGTGTTTGGATAGAATGTTGCACTTTCTCTGATGAAATCTGACGGAATACCATTTAAAACAGTTTGAACTGATTGAGTACTTCCTCCAGGGATATGAGGGTCTGTATCAATACCTGTATCATTCGTCCATCCAATCGCTACCCCATTACGATCTACACGATACGGATATTTAGCACCTTTAATCACTCTACCAATCGTACCATTCCAATCGCCTTTATAAACTTTACCTGTGCCATAGCAATTTACACTTAATGTGTTTGTGCAAATTGGAGTACCTGTTGAATATTTTTCTCCACTTGGAGCGTTTGGAGTACTTGGTTGTGTTGGAGCTACAGTTTGACCATCCAATCTAGCGTTTACTTCTTGTGCTAACTGTGGCATTTTCGAATGCAAATAAGGACCAGGACAAGATGTAGCTACAAACATTCTATGTTCAGTTAAGCTGCCATTCGCATTACCAGTGTAATTCAATCTAAATCCATATCGTTTACAAATATCAACACATAGATTTACCAATGCATTCCAAGCTTTTGATGAGATTGTCCATGTATCTGTATTATCATTAGCAATCTCGATTGTGATGGCTTGGCAATCGTTGTAGTAGTTGCTTGAAGTCCATGCACGATTCTCTTCGTCAACATTAGCAACGATCGTACCATCTGAGCCGATGCAATAGTTTGCACTAGCCATTCTTCCACTTACTTGGAATGATTGAGCACATCTTTCAGCGCTCCACTGACAAGCCATGTGATGAGGTGTGATTTTGCAAACTTTATAACCACCTCTACCACGCATATAGTTGTCTGCACTAGCAGGAATATATTTATTTGTTAAGCTTGAGTATGACATTCATCTTCACCTTCTTCTTTTCCGTTTGATAGCTCTGATTGAGCTTCTTCTGATAATTCTTCAAATTTTACTTCTTTTTCTTCCATGAATTATACCTCCTAATTTTTTTCGACTAAAAAGTCTTGAATTTCTTTTCGTGTAGCCTTTAGGCTTTCTTTATCATCTTCCGATAGCATTCCATCAAGAATGGCCATATTCGCCTTTAACATCAAGTCGCCTCTTTTTTTATCCTCTTCTAACCGGTCATCGTGGTCAGACAGAATGCGAGTATGCTCCTCTAATTTGCGGTTGATGCCTTCTTGATTGAGTGTAATCTTTTCAAGTGAATTTAATCGCTCGTTATCTTTATGAAGCAATTCATCGTGTCTTTGAACTTTAGCTTTTAGATCATCACTTGGCCTTTTCAGCTCTTTAACAATCTTCACAACACCCCAAATGGATGCTATGAATCCACAAATCCATACAATCTGTTGGCTTGTAATTACAAAATCCATACAAACCACCTACTTTATTTTTCTTTTGTTTGGCCTTCTACAAATCTTGTGAAAGCTTGGTGCATACCAGTAGATGCTAATCCCATCAATGCACCATAAACCGCATTTTCAATTGTTAAACCGCTCACTGCTAGGTTTAGCACTAATCCAACGAATGCTAATACTGTAGGAATGTACTTGTTTGGAAAACTTTCAAAAGATGTTTTCAAGATATAGCCTACAATCAAACAAGCCACTACTACTACCAAAACAAAATATTTACTTAATTCTGCAAAATCAATCATCTTTTATTCCTCCTATAATTTAGTTACGTTTAGCATCACATAGCCTTCTTTGAATCCGTCATTAGTAGTGATGCTGCGAATCTGTGTCATTCTGAATAATCCAGTATCTGTTTCTTTGCCTTCATCTAAAGAAACTTGCTTGAATAACACATAATCTTGTTCGTTAATTTGTTTATCCGTCAAATCAAGAATAATAAAATCGTGTTCTTGGAAAAAATTTCATAATTTAGTATTTAAATTGATTTCATGTGTTTTAACCATATAAAATCCTCCTATTAATATAAAAAAAGCGAGGTAAAACAAAAATGCTATATTCTGACAAATTAACATCCTGGTTAAAGGAAAAGAAAATCTATCTAAAATACAGCACTTACACAAATTATTGTAATGTGATCCATAATCACGTGTTGCCAAAACTTGGCAACTATAAGATTGAAGATTTGAACAACGATATTTTACAAGAGTTTATTCTTCAAAAACTTGAAAACGGCCGTAAAGACGGAAAAGGTGGTATATCGTTTAAATATGCCAAAGACATTATTCAAATTTTGAAGTTTACACTTCCGTTCAAAATAGATGTTCAACTTCCTTACCATCCGTCTAAGGTGGTAGAGATTTTTGAAAAAGAAAATCAAATAACATTAATAAATCACCTCCAATCTGAGATTACTCACAAAAACTTTGGAATCCTACTATGCATCCATACAGGAATACGCATAGGTGAATTGTGCGCTTTGAAGTGGTCTGATATAAATGTACAGACTAAGCTTTTAAATATAAGTAAAACCATGATACGAACATACACAAAAGAAGATGGTAGCCATCTTTCAATTACACCGCCTAAATCACGTTCTAGCACTCGAATGATCCCTTTGAATACATGGATAATGCACTATGCAATCCTTCTTCAAGGAGAAGAAGATAATTACGTATTAACAAATCGAGATAAACCAATAGAACCTAACAAATACAGGCTTTACTACAATAGAGTCTTAAAAGAGCTTGACCTACCACATCTCAAATTTCATGCGCTTAGGCATACATTCGCCACTAGATGCATTGAGTGCGGATGTGACTACAAATCACTTAGTGAATTGTTAGGCCATTCAAACGTATCAATCACAATGAACATCTACGTACATCCACAAATGGAATTAAAGCGTAAATGTGTTGAGTTGCTTTGTGATTATTACAAGTAGTCAATGTATGTCATTTACCGCTAACTCTACAGGTGGTTCATACAATCATTCTATGGTACGTGATGATATAGGTTACCTATATTACGGTGCACTTCTTAATAGCAATGGTAATCAAATGGGTGTTCATGACCACAATAAAAACATGAAAACGAAAATACCATTATTGCAACCTTATATCACCGTCTACTTTTGGCACAGAATTAAATAGTTAAGGTATGTCCTTTACTGCTAACAATACAGGTGGTAAATATTACTCGGATGTTCTTAATAGCTCGGACAAACAATATGGTTTAAGAAAGAACGACGGCCCAACATATTACACCGAACGTACTATTGTTCGTAGTTCTGATGTAGGAAATGGTAGCGGAGAACGTAGTGCAAAAGTATCTTTAGTGCAACCATACATTACAGTACATTTTTGGAAAAGGACGGCTTAATTTATGCGGTCCTTCTCCAAAAGAAAACAACTATATATGGTTGTACGTTGCTAATAGTACGATTATCAGTCCAATTTAATCGTGTTTGTGAAGCTACAGAAGAATTAGCGTTTACTATATATCCGTTAGGAATAACTGATGTTCTTGCATATTCGTTATTCTTTGCTCCATCTGGTCTACCAGCGTAAAAGGCAGTTCCATCCCAACCAAATGAAGTTACGTGATAGTGAGTATTCTTGTATTTTCCATCAGTTGAATTGGACGTAAAGGACATACTTGTACTACCATCATTCCCGGTGCCTTCACCAACTAATGTACGGCCTTGCCCAAAGCGTTCCCATGTTCCGCCTAGGAATGTACCAGGGTTGACATTGTTGTAAGTTATATAAACTGATCCTACTGGATACATCGCACTCTTGATTGAATTAACTAATTTATTCCAATCACGATACATAACAGTGTTACCACCGTTAACTAACATCTTAGTTGAGGATGCGTTTTCTTTGACTGAATTAATTGCTAAATCGCCATTAACAGTTAGTCGGTTAGCGTTGTTACCATCTTGTCCAAAAAAAGTTAATGATTTTCCATCTTTACCAAAATTAATCAATGCATAAGTTGGTGTAACTGTAACGATTTGCCATGAATAATCACTCATGAATTTATCTTTAACACCGAATGCAATTTCATACGTTGTAGTTGTCGAGGTAAATAAATTACCTGCTTTGTAATCTTGTTCCAAAGTGTAATTGTTAGCCCACGAATTAACCTTAGTCCATGAACTAGCACCGCTTGCTCGATACTGAATATAGAATGATGTTACATTCTTATTACTTAAACTAGTAAATCCTACTTTGAAATGTAATAACGCATACGTTCCACTTGATTCATCTACTGCATAGCCTGAGTTAGCACGCTTTGCACTTACATTTGTTAAACTAGGTGGATTGTATGCAACTACATTTATTGAACCACTCTTAGTAGCAGTTCTACCACGTGAATCTGTAACTGTGATTGTGTATGATAGCGTACCACTGTTTTGAATTGCTTGAGTTGTGAACGTGCTACCACTATATGTTTGGCCATTGAATTTAGTCGATACTGATGTGATCGTTGAGCCTTGATTACCACTTGTAGCAATCGAGTATTTTAACTTTGATTGACACTGAACATATTGTCCAATGCCTGCGCAAATTGAATTCGTATCAGATATTGATACAGTTCCGATACTAGGAACGACACCACTTCTTACTTTAATTGTCGCATTTACTGTTTTAGAACCAACTGATGTTGAACCACTGATTGTTTCTAATGTAAATGTAGCAATCGCACTTGTTGAATCAGGAATATTCTTTTCCCAATCTGTCGGAATGGTATAAGAAAAGCTAGGGGTTGTTGTACCACTAGCTATTGTTCCTATTTGTGTTTTTGTTCCATTCCAAGTTACATAAACTTTATGTGAAAAGTTGCTTGATGCGCTTGTACCACTAATCTTAATTGCACTACCACAATCTAAACTAGGTTTATCAATTGATGGAGTAGTTGCACGTGGTATTGTCGTTAACTTTAAACTACCACTGCATGAGCCTGTTGTTGGTAAATATGTTCCTCTATCTGCATTGTTAAATGATGCACTGACTGATATAGATTTAGAACCATCTGCATTGTGTGATACAGTAGTTGTTCCACTTGCTACCCATACAGTAGCACCACTATTGACTGTAGGTGTATGAACTGCATTGTGTACTACAGTGCCATTGATATTAACTACATACGTTTCTGACAACCCATAGTGATTATGATATGCAGTATTTGAACGAATACCAACCCACCACTCAATTTGAGATGTGTTATTTTCAATTGAGTAAGACTTTTCAGAAACATCTAATAATAATGAATACTTATCAGTCTGCCCTGTGCTTATCCCTATATTTCCACTAAATTGTGCCATTCAATTCACCTACCTTATCTTTTTAAAATCAAGAGAGCCATTTGCTCTTGGAACAAAGCCAAAGTTACCAATTTTTAAAGATTGCGTAAATTGTCCATCTGTAATGTACATTGTTTGATCGTTTATATATGTTACCTTTGCCCCGTTTTTTTGAATCGACCATTCTTGATTTGTAATCTTAGTTTTAAATGCACTGTCTGATTTACCTAGAGTTAATCCATCGTTGTCAAAGCTCATGTAATTGTTTACGTTATCTGTAGTTTGCTTTAAACCATCAACACGACCATTTACACTGTCGATTTGACCGCTCATCTCATTCTTAGCATCAGTTACCGATTGATTGATTGACCACGTAAAGTCCTTCTTTGTTTGAGTAAACTGTGATGATATATCCTTTTGATAATGTTCAAATGCAGAATTTGACACGTAAGTTTCTGAAACTTTTGAAGTAATTTCATTTGCTTTTGTCTCAATAGCTGATTGTCGTTTAATACTTTCTTCATTGACTGCCTCCCATGAGCTATCACATACTGGAGTTGTATAAACTGTTGAAGTTGGATTCTTATAAACAACTTTATATCTAGTCCATAAATATCTACCATTTGACCATGTAGGCATTGATTCAACCCAAGATCCACCAGTTTGTGTCGTTTTTGAATCACTCATGTAATATTGTTGAGTCATACTAGCTACACCTGTTCCAGTAGCTCCCGTCGGTCCCTGAGCGCCAGTTGGACCTCTATCACCTTGAGGACCTGTTGCACCTTTAATACCTTGAGGTCCTTGAATACCTTGTGGTCCTGTTGCGCCAGTAGCTCCTTTATCACCTTTAACACCCTGAGGACCTGTTGCACCAGTTGGTCCTTGAGCACCTGTAGCTCCTTGTGGGCCTCTATCTCCTTGAGCTCCTTTTATTTTGGCCCATGTATAACTTGAAACTGAAGTAGAGTCTGCTTCAACAAAATCTGTATAAGTACCAATGTAATCACCTACAGTTTCTCCTGAATTAGAAGTAAATGTTTTACCACCATCATTTGAATACTTAACATGAAAATATGTTGTTTTTCCTGTAGCTCCATCTTTACCAGGAGTTCCATTAGTTCCGTCTTTTACAGTTTGACTTGTTTTTGTACCATCAGGGTTATTTACAGTAATAGTTGTAGTGTTTCCACTTTTGCTAACAGACACAGTTGGTGATTTTCCATCAGCTCCTTTAGGGCCTTGAGGACCAGTCGGCCCTTGAGCCCCTGTTGCACCTTTGGGACCTTGCAAACCCGTATCGCCTTTCAAGCCTTGTGGTCCTTGTGGACCTGTTTGTCCAGTTTCACCCTTATCACCTTTAGCACCATTTACACCCATTCTTGCTACAGAATATCCAACAGTAGGAGTTCCGCTTGTATAGTTAGTTGTTGTTTTAGTCCACAAATACGAACCTTGAGCAACAGTGGGAATTGTAGCAGACCACGTTCCAGTAGGTACTGTTGTTCCAGATGTAGATGCTTGATATTCAACAGTTGTACTTGCAACACCACGACCATCAAACTCACCACTATTAGCACGATCAGTTAAACTATTGGCTTTATTTAATGCACTTGATGCATTACTGTTTGCACTGCTCGCAATTCCTTTAATCTCTGTTACAGACTCGGCTTGTATTGTTATTTTTTCTGAATTTTGCTTAATTGCAGTTTCAGTTTTGGTAACACGATTTGTTAAAGCGTTCAAATCTTTCTGAGCTTGTTCTGCTTTTTGCTTTGCATCATCCGCCGCTCCTTGAGCTGCCTTTGCATTATTGATTGCCGTAGTTGCGTTGCCTTGAGCCTTAGTTGTATCAGACTGAGCTTTCTGTACTGCAGTTTCTGCGTCAGTTAAACGAGTTTTAGCTTTTGTAATTTCGCCTTCTGTGGCATCAACTCTACCAGTCACTGATTCTAGATTAGCTTTTGCATCTGCCAACTCTTTGTTGGCGTTGTCTAGATTAGTCTGAGCACTGTCTGCTTTCTTTTTAGCTTCGTCTGCTAAAGTTTGAGCATTCTGAGCGTTGCCTAAAGCTTTATCCGCTTGAACTTGAGCATCTGTTGCTTTCTTTGTTGCATCAGTAATATCTTTCTGAGCTTGAGTTGTATCAGACTGCAGCTTTTCAATCGAGCTTGCTTGAGTTGATATTGTATCTGCAGTTTGTTTAAACTGCGTGTTCATACTTCCTTCAAGTGTTGTTAAATCACTCTTAGAAGCATAAGTCTGTGAAACTGTAGTCGACAATTCACCGACTTTCTTTTCAATTTCTGTTGTAACATCTGCATGAATAGATTTTGATTCAGTAGTTAAATCAACCTTTGTAGCGTATGTTTCTTTAACTGAATTGATTTCTTTAGCATTAGCATTTGCCTTATCAACTGCATCTTGAATCTGTTGCTTTGAATCAGTGATATCACCTTTAATCGCATCAATCTGTTCTTGTGCTTTACCAGTGCTAGTATTCGCATCTTGTGCTAGTTGCTTAGCTTCACTTGATTGAGTGTTAGCAGTATTAGCTAATTCATTCGCTTTACTTGCATCCGTTTGAGCTTGTGTCGCTTTTTGAACTGCTTCTTTTGATTGAGTGTTAGCTTGAGAAACTTGAGTGTGAATCTCACCAATCTTTGAGTCAATCTCATTCCATGTGTTGTCAAATATTGCTTTCGTGTACTTGATTTCACTTGGATTAGCATACGTACATTTCCAACGTTTCCAAAGGAATTTATCACTTTGATAAACCACATTACCAACAAACCACTCACCACCGACTAATTCGGTTTGAGAAGTCGAATAATAGAATTGTTCTTCGGCACTTACGAACGACTGGCCATCTTCACCTTTGATTGTTGACCATCTGTATTTGGTTGGATCATCAGAACCATACTGTTTTGAGTCAGAATACTGACCAATAAATTTACGATTTGAGTCTGTTAAACTAAAATCAACACGACCATCGGAACTGTTGGCATAGGCAATATGCACATAAGCACTCGTTCCATTCTGACCGTCCTGTAATCGCATTACAGTGACTTCTGCACTCGCCTTGAGTATTTCACCACTCATAGCTTTAAAACGATATACGGCCTTTTCTGATAGGTCTGAGGCACTGACTGTGATTGTTTGACTCGTTGATAATTGCACTTCGTCTTTGTACCAAATAATTGAATACTTAGATGTAATATCAACACCATCATCCTTTACCAATGCAGTCAATTTAGTGCTATCTGAATCATTTTTAAAAAGAACTCCATTTGAAGATACGATTGAGCCTTCATAAACTTTTTTCAATTCAATCATCTTGTTCATTTCACTGATCAGAGCGGAACTAATCTGTGATTGTTTTTCTTCAAAGTTATCAAAAATAGTCTTGCATTTCTCTGAATCCGTAAAACAAATCTCTTGTTCTGTGATTCGTGCTTCTAAATACAAAGTAGGTGAATACTCTGCATCTTCAATCATGAATGTATCACCAATATCACCATCAATATATGCGTCAACATCGTATGTAACTTTAGGGACACAGTTCTTTTTCAATTGAGCTAAAGCTTGACCATACAAGGTTTCAACATTTTCAGTTTCATAAGACCACATCTGCACTGCGTACATATCATTTGAATGATTTGTGATTAGCGTTGAAGGGAATCTATCTCTAGATTGAGGCGCTAGTATATTGTTTCCGTTAACCTTATACAAAACATTTCCATTTGCATCTCTAATAACACGACCACTGATTGAGTTAAGCTGCAAACCATTTGTTCCTGTCGGCCTGATTGCGGTATATAGCTCAGTAATATCACTTGTTTTAGTGATTCCGTAAATGTTGTTTGGGTATCTCAAGATCGTACTGCGTTTGTCGTGTCCCATACCTTGAACAGAATCAGAATGAGCACGATAAATATTCAACACAACATTCTTCAACGAGTAATCATCATTTAATTGAGTGACAAATTCTAATTCTGCATCAAATACATTTGCGATTGAATACAATCGAGCAAGTACTGTATCACTGCCAGTCCATTCGTGACTAATCTTCTTATTAGATACTTCATTCTTTCCAATCACAAAAGAGCGTTCAAATCCATACGCATTGATATATTCAACAAACGACATAGCTTTAGCAGCTTTATATTCACCTACATATTCATTCGTCAATTCTAAGCAAAGACCATAAGCGGTAACACTTGTAGTATCACCACCCTTTTCTACATTCATAATTGTTAAATGATAGCCTTTGTCTTTTCTTTTAAAGCTTAGCTTATTACCTTCAACTAAAAAAGCTGCATCATCATGTGCAGTCATTGTAGTAAATTCGAATGTATATGCCGAACCTTTCAAGTATGTATGCAAAATCTCGTCAAAGTAATGCATAGCACTAGGCACAGTATTGTCTAGAAACGCTAGAACCTTATTGTAAGGATTTAATATTGCAATTCTGATTTGTTCCATTATAACCATGCCTCCCTTATTTTCGCCTTAACTATTGGTTGAGATTTAGTCCATTCTGAGCACGTAACTTTAACTTCTGATGTTCCGACTGGTGCTTTAAAATATTGAGTACCTAACACCTCATCTTCCGGTCTAGCCATTCCATTCACATAAACATGAGATGATTTACCATCAATCGTGATATTTGTTCCATTAGGATACCTATTAGGAATATCTTTCCATTTTTCGACATTCATCTTTTCAAAGTCGATAACATCAAATCCAATCATAGACATGAATTTATTGCCGCCTCTATCACCCCATTGTTTGAAAGCAATTTGAATCTTTGCACACTTCATGTTTTCAATCTCTGGGATGTAGAAGTTGTAGTATCTTGCCCAGAAGAAGAATCTTATGTTTGCTCCTTCTTTTAAAACGTCGCAACTTCCCCATTTGTAATAAAAAGGATTCTGAGCTTGTAAATGTGATGTTGTAAATTGCCAATTTTTCAACACCTTACCATTTGCCCATATTTCATAATGTCCAGTATTTCCGATTGCATCTGTCTTGTACCAGTTACAACCACAAATCAATTTGTCATCTTCGGTCAAGAAGTTGATACACATTTCACCAGTCTGTCCCATAAGACCAGCATAAAAGCACAAATGAAACCAACAATAGAAGTTCTGAGCACCACTTGCATCTCCACTTGAATCTGCAGGTATTTCTAATGTTCTCAATCCACCATTTGCATTTCCTTTTTTTGTTCCAGCAGAACCTAATCCAATAAACTTTTTATCAAACCAAGTGTGCTCGGCTAGCGTTCCATTTGTTCCATAACTTGGATGCATTACATCAGTACCGCCAACATCATCTGAACATTTATAAAAATCATCAATAGATGCTAACCATTCACTTTGTTTGTACGTCTCACCATCCAATTCTTCGATTTTTCCGTACTGCATGACTCCTTCTTCAGATACCAAACCAATATATCCTGTTTCAGATGTTGTCTGAACATCATAATCAATACTAACTGGTACAGTTCCTTCATTTACAATATTCAAAACACCATCAATAGCAACGAACTCTTTTTCTGTTGTCGAATATTTGCGTGGGTCTGAGCAATAGATTTCAATTTCGCCGATTACATTGTTACTTCCACCATCAACCTGTGTATTTGAAGTCTTTGTTCCAATGAAATACTTATCGCTTTCATCGTTAAAAATGACTTTTACTTGCTCACCACTCAACAATTTATTCATTTTATTGAAAGCATCACGAAATTCTCTGCTTCCTCTAGCTCTCAATTGATATTTAACAGTAATCGTTCTTGCAGGTGTAGTTTTATATCTGTAATAAGAACCATCCATTCCATCAATTTCTTGATCCGTAACTTCTGATTCCATTAACTCACGTCCAGTTACAGAAAGTGTTCGATAACCATCAATTTCATTTTCTAAATATACGCCATTATATGACATGGCTTCTGTCGGTAGGTTAGTACCGACAATGCCACTGTTCACTGTATCTACAAATGCATACATTACTTGTTACCTCGCAATCTATCATTGAATTTAGAGTGTCTATCAAACTCATTCTGATTCGCTCTATATGTTGCACGTGCAAATTCACGATCATTGATATAAAGTGGAGTTTCAATCGTTAATTGAGCATTGCTTGTGTATTCGTACTCAGGATTCATGTCGCTTACGACCCCTCCAAAAGCCATTTTAGGAGCATCTACCATTGGAAGATATAATAAATCCTCTGAAGCTCTTTTTACGTCAGAATACATTGATTCAAGGCCTATAACTAAGCCTTTACCAATCCACATACCATCTTTTCTAGCAACTTTAGAAGGAGAACCGATTTTCGCTTTTGCTTGGATTGCAGCATCTGCAGCTGCTGCTAAACTAGCGGCCGCTGCTCTAACAGAACCTTCACTAGCTCTTAAACCATTTGCCAATCCTTGACCAATCATACGACCACAGTATTCTGCTCGTGATTGACATGAATTAAATGCAGATATAATTGATTGACAAGAACTTTTTGCAACTGATACGCCTGTTTTAAGACCACTACCTAACCCTTTAGTAAAGTTAGTCCCCATTGCGGTTCCTGATGTCGTTGCTTTTGCTTCTGCATTTGTCATTGCGGTAACAATTGCGTTAATAGACGTTACTGATGCACTAGATGCACTTGTAAATGCACTACTAATTGTTGAAGCCACTGTAACTAACACCGCAATGCTTGTTGCAGTAGCCATTACAGAACTTGCAACTGGTGCAATAGCTCCTGCAAATGCACTCATAGCTCCACTTGCAACTGTTAATGGTTCTGAAATTCCGCTTAATGAGCTTAAAGCATCTGATAATGATGGAATTGTTGCCGATAATGATTCAATACCTGCTTGAGTTGATACGATCATTGTTAATGCGGTTGCTAATGCCATCATTTGAGCGCCAGTATCGCCCATTCCACTTGATGCAGTTGCAATAGCTCCAATTCCTACTGCTACCGCTCCTAGACTGGCTCCCATATCAATTAAGTTAAGGCTCGTAATAATCTTGATTCCATTTGCTAGTTGCTTGAAACCTTTACCTGCATTTAATGCAGACTGTCCAACAGATTTAATCACTCCTGATACTGAGTTTAAGATTCCACTTACTGTTTCACCAAATGATTGAATCACATTTGAAATCCCTTCAAAAACATCTTTAATAACTGGGCCAAAAGCAGAGACAACATCTGCAACACCTTCGAGAACCATTTGCAAGCCTTCACCTTGTGAACCGACTAATGCCATAGCAGCACCAGTGGCAAGAATAGCCGCTGCCAACGCTAACCATGTAGTAGGCGGTACCATTGCAATTGCAGTTCCTAAACCTGTAAATGCAGTTGCTAAACCCTGGCCGATTCCTTGCGCTACTGTACTGATTGCAGTACCGAATGATTCAATAACTGTACCGACTCCTTCTAATGCGGATTTAATTCCATTTCCAAGTCCTTCGAATACATTACTGATTGCATCTCCTAGACCGGTAATGATTCCTTTCGCTCCTTCACACACAGAAGAAATAACATTTGAAATTCCTTCAAATGCTGAATTAATAATCTGAGCTGCTTTAGATGTTTTTTGTGCAGTTTGTATACTTGCATTTCCAATATCAGATACACCGCTTGAAGATGGGCTAGATGTTGGAGCACCTTCTGTACCTCCAACGCCTTTGATTTTATCCATGATTGACTTTAGCTTTGAATAGCCACTCTGTGCAGAGCCAACAACTCCACTAACCATGCTAGATACTTTGCTACCTACTTTAATTCCAACAAATGCTCCGGCTAACAATTTAACTGCACTCGCAAATTTCTTAACATCTTCTGTTTTAAGATTTGCTACAAAGTCTGCAATCTTACCTGTTACATCTTCTACTTTTGCAATGATATTTCCAATATCCTGTCCTAACTGTTCAAAGACTTTACTGTCCTGTAACTTATCCATTACATTTCCAATAGCATCTTTGATTTTGTCGAACATTGTAATCGCGTTCTGTACGGCATCTGTTTTCATGAATCCATCATAGAATTGCTTTATCATGTTTTTAGCATTGTTTGCTCTGTCTGCAAGCCAATCCATAGCCTTTGAAATATTCTCCATGACTCCTGGTTTAAAATCCCATGTCAAACCATCGTCCTTAGTTTCCATGATTGAATTTCTGAAATCGTAGATTTTAGATTTAATCTTTTCTAGATTATCAACCAATCCTCCCATAGCTTTTGATTTCAACATATTATTCATTGCAGACATGAATCCTTGTTCAAGGTTCTGCACTGCGCTTTTGATGTTGGTCATGGATGTTTTGATACCTTTAGAAGCTTCTAATGCAGTGTCTGCAAATCCACCAGTTTCTGTATCACATTCAATCATTGCATCATTAAACTGATCAAATGTAATCGTTCCATTCTGCAAGGCATCATACAATTCATTTGCATTTCCACTCGCAATACCCAGTTTTTTTGCAACCTTTGTCAATGCAGGTGTCATTGTTTCCTGCAATGTTCTCCATGACTGCATATCTACCGTACCTTTAGCAAGCATCTGTGAATACTGTTGTAATCCACGTGATGCATCTTCGGAACTAGATCCACTTGCTAAAAACGCATGGTTTAATGCGATTGTAGTATCAGTTGCCTTATCAATATTACCTGTAACTGCCGCCAAAGACTTAGATGTAGTAACAACATCTGCTAATGATGTAGGTAGTCCTTGTACCGACTGATTTAACTTTGCGACACTCTTTTGAGATTGTTCAGACGCAAATCCCAAAGACTTCATAACTTTTGGATAGGATTGCATGGTATCAAATCTGTCTATAGCTCCATCAAGAGATGAACTTAGAACGTTCATAGACGTTCCTATAACTTTAGTGATTCCAACACCAGCCACAATAGATTTAACCCTATCGCCAAACGACTGACACGATCCTAAAGCTTTTTTCATTGTTGAGGTCATGTTTTTATCGGTTGCCGACAATATAGCCTCAACGCTAAAACTTTCTGCCATTGTTATCCCTCCTTCTTTTGTTCTTTTATGAACTGTGCTAAGCCATCAAACTTGTTTTTCTTCTTAATCCCCATAACTCTGTCTAACTGTTTTTGATAGTCAAAGAATTTATCGAACTTCGTATATACAGGCTTTAACTTTTTGCCTGCACGCCTTCTTGCTCGTACTGTCATATTTAAATAAGCTTGCAAGTGTATTTCGTACTGTTTATCTACGATTTGAAGCTCTTTAGACTTCATTAAGAGCCGATATTCATAAGGAGTAATATTATCTACCTGATTCAAGTTTTTGAATCCTAGATACCTAAAACAAGTCATCACAACACGTTCATACATTTCTTCAAATGTTTCTTCTACTTCTTCGTCTCTGCTTCCTGTACGCTCATTAGTTGCATCACTTCTTTTCTGCATACATTCGCATGAGATAAAAAATTGATTACATCCTCGAAAACTTTGTCAATATCTTCAACATCTTCTAGATAGCTTTCAATCTGTTGCTTTTTTAGTCTAGGAGTCTGGCCACTATTCATGTAGAAAATGCAATCTACTAATGCATCAATATCACCATCAATGATGCTTGCAACCATGTATTTCAATCCAATTTCTTTTTTTGTTCCTGCGCTTTTTACATCCACGGCTAACTTTTTATTTACTTCATGCAAGAAACCGAATCCTGCTACTAGTTGATAGATTTCTCCATTCACTTCAATTTCCATGTATTTACTCATTTAAAGTCCTCACTTTCTAAATACAAATATAAAAGGGGCAATTTCTGCCCCATCATGCGTTTACTCCGCTTCCTTAATTACATCCTTATAAATGTAAGATGCGATTTCCTGTTGCTCTTTAGTTACTGTTGCATATCCATCTGCACCATTTCCATTTGCTCCGAATGTTAAATCAACTTCAACAAATCCTTCTGCTTCTGATGAAATCGAGCATTCTGTTAAATATCCTTGGTAGTATTTGGCTTTAAACTTACCAGCATTTGTTTCAGTTCCTTCTTCCGCTAGGTTTACTTCCCAACATTCGACTAATTCATCTGCCAACATAGCCTTTTCTAATTTATCAATGATTGCATCACCTTTTGGCATAATAGATGTCGATGTGATTTCAATTTCTGCCACTGATGGTGTACGAATAGCTCCATCTTTTGTAGCAGTTGTATCTGCATCTTTTGTAACGTTTCGTTCGTTTTCTGTTGGGAAAGCAATTGCACTAGCATTTTCTTTCTTTGAATCTTTTGCAACTCTGAAAAGATAAATAAGCTGCTTACCATTTACCGCTTCAATTACTTCATCTGCGAACATTTGTAAATCAAATTTCATTATTTTCTTCCTCCTGTAATCTTGAAATCCAACTCAAGAACACCATGCATCAATGGTGCCCCTGTACTAGAATCCGATAATATCCGTTGGTTGATATTTTGGATCATAAAAGCAAAGTTGTTTGTGTGATTAATCTGTCTAGCTACTTTCTTAATGATTTGCATGATTTCTGATAACTCCCCACGTTTCCTAGGGTTGTTGTGCCATACATCCACAACTTGCGTGATATTGCCTAGAATCATTGTTTTATTTCCATAATCATCAACAAGTTGGCTACTACCGATATAAACATACGGATATGGTGTGCCTTCACACGGAAGGAACGTATCATATACACTAACTTCCTTACTCTTTAACTCTTTTTTTAATTGCACTAGTAATGTACTAAATAATTCCTGCTGCGAATCCATATCATCACCTACTTAACTAGCTTTTTCATATCTGACTTGAACATTGGCACTTGTTGTTTGAACGCAGGTCTAACAAATGGTTGTGCATCCATGAAACGTGTTCCAAATTCAACATAAGGTGCATAATGTGTTGTTGGCCCTTCTGCATATGTGAATCCACCATCACGTGTTTCACCTCTGATACTCTTTTTAGTTGTTCCTATTGTATAGTCCCCTTTAAATACCGCATTGCTAACAGTTTTACTTTGCAATTCTATACCGTTTTGTTTGACTACTGTTTTCACATCTTCCAAAGAACAATTCTTTTTTAGCTTCTTCTGCAGTTTGTCTAATCCTCTTATTTCAACTTTTGCCATTTATTGCACCTCAGACAGAATAAAAGACTCCTTTGTACGGAGTCTTCGTGAATAATCTACTTTGTATTTCTTTTTACCGATTCGAATATGATCAAAAGGTTTTTGATAGATGTTCTGTATATGACAAGTAAGGCTTCCTTGTCTGATTTGTCCGTATACCTGCATCATAGTTTCAGTTCTTGTATCCATTACGGAAGCCATTACCATTTCTTCTACAAGTGAATCATCATCATAATTGCCTGTATTCTCATTATAAGAACCTTGCACAAATCTTTGAAAGTAAATAGGTTTATCGTACCTCATAAAAACCGAACCTTTCCTTTATTTTGATTGGCTTGCTCATCTCTCCAGGATTGAATCTCAGAAGAGAAAGAAGAGAAGTCATCATCATTAAATGACATTGACTCCCCTTCAACTGAATGTGTTTGAACACCCTCAGAACCAATCCTATTAAAGCGTTTGATGGACACTTCAGTAATGATATATTCTAGTTCGTCAGGTATGATTTGGACGCTTAGAAGCGTTTTGAGTCGACTTTCCGTAAGTCTTACAATGGTATCTAGCTTTTCATCATCAGTTTGCAAACCAAGAAGCAGTTTTACATCATTTAATACGGTTGTTGTCGACATATTCAATCACCTATGCCTTTAAATCAACAACTACATCGCCTTTTGAAACTGCTTTATAGTTTTGATCACATTCAACTACAGTACAGTGATTAGTTGCTTCTGCTTTAATATCTGCTCCTTCTTCGAAATTCTTCCATGTTTTTACGTCTGCACCATAAGCAACAGTTTCTTCAGAAGCTCCTACCTTATATTTGAATTTATTCTTCATGGATTGTAACTGTTCTGCAACTGCTACTTTTGTAGTTCCTGATTCTTCACCTTCAGAAGCAGTCAATGTTAAATCACGTAAAGTTTGGGTATCTGCTTCACCTACTGCAAAGTGTGCAATTGCATCCTGGTATTCACACATTAAACGTAATCCCATGATTGCGAACATATCAGAAATAGCACGATCATAGTTTCCTTCTACATGGAATCCTAAGAAACCAGTAGTGCTGTCTGTAGTATATGAAAGTCCTGCTTTTACAAATTCAGAATCACTTGGATCTACATAATATGCAATGATGTTGTTCATTGGAGTGGCTACTACTGTTTTTTCAGCTACTCGATCTGTTAAGAATACAATATCAGCTCCTAAGAAGTTTTTAATGTAAGTCAAACCGAAAGCGGTCTGCATAGATACATTGGCTTCTCCTAAATAGCGATAAGCATCCAAAGTATTTACGAATACGGCAATACCAGTAGTATTTCGTTTCATCTTCTGGAATTTGTGTTTAACATTACCGATTGCCATCGCAATTGCCATTTGCCAAGTTGCTTCATGTCCTACTAAGCTACCTGAGTTCAACTGTTTATATAAGCGATCAGTGATGTTATCTTGCAAATCAATACGGAATTGTTCATCTGTATCAGATACTGCAGCTTCGTATCCTTTTTCTGCAATTGCTTCAATAGATACGGCTTTGCGGAATTTCTCGATTCGAATTGTATCGAATACTTCTTCTTCAACTTTGTATTCGCTTAATGGAATTGATTCACCTTCTGCTACCTTTCCATCCTGTAATGTTCCTGTTACTTTCTTTGTTTTTAAAACAGAACCATTTGCTTTACGAATTGGGCGAATGATTCCTAATACATCCAATAAAGCTTGGATATTCTTTCCAAAACTAGTAACAAAATCAATTTCGTGTGCTCTCACCTGGATGTTATCTGCTACTGTTAATTCTGTAGGTGCCGCAAACATTTGTAAGTTCATGCCTTTATAAAATTTTTTCATATGTTAGTTCTCCTTTTTCTATTACTGGAATAAATCCATATTTTCCGCAATCATGCGTTGTCTTTCCATTGGATCAGTGATATTCAAGATTGATTCACGAGTTACCCCTTTGTTTGAACCTCCACGTTTAGGACCGTTACCTTTCAGTTTTTCTTTAACTGCTTTTTCTACTTCAGATTCAAACATCTTAACGAATGCATCAACCGCTTTCTTTGTTTTATCTGCATCTTGATTAACTAGAACAGATAAAAGGTCATCACCAACGTTAATATTGTGCTCTGTGCACATTTTGCGTGCTTCATTTGTCATTTCTGCAATCGCATTTTTTGCTTTCAATTCATCTAGCTCTTTTTGCACCTTGTCACGTTCTGCTTCTGCTCGTTCTTGAGCATTCATGTCGGCTAAGCGCTTAGCTTCTGCTTTTTCTTTTTCTTGATCGGCTTTCCAACGTGCAAACCTTTTATCAAGAATCGCATCCAAATCTTTATCTGAATATTTCTTTTCAGATGATTTGTCTTTTTCTTGGTTGTCTTGTCCTTCAGTTGATTGAGTATTTGTTGATTGAGCGCCATCATTATCACTTGAAGTTTCATCTGCAAAAAGTTGTAAGCAAAAAGGTAGTCTGTCATTGAATTTTTTCATATTTATATTTCCTCCTATTTTTCTGACTTTGCTTGTCATTCCCATATCTTTTAAAGGCTTAAATGCTTGGCCTATAACCCATACAGTTTAACGACGTGAATGCTTGGTCTTGTTTGGTAGTGTGGATATGTAGACTTTATAAGTCTTGGCTTTTCCACAAAAAATGCACCGTTGATTACGTACTTCAACGATGCACTCTAGCCACTTGTCAAAATAAACTTTTTCGACACGCTCCAAATATTTGTGATTACACATCTCTCAGTTCCACACATTCAGGATATGCTTCTTCTGTGCCTTTGCAGCCTATTCTGAAGAAATTAATTGCTAACTCTCCAGCAAGATCCAATTCTGAGATATACAACGTCTTGCAATTCTCATCAGGGCTATCATATCTGCAAAATGCATCGGATGTCATGTCGATTGAATTGGCCAATGTCAAAAATAGTACCGAGATAGCGCTGCAGACGATATCTTTTCCTATCGGAGCGTAATGCGCATGGCCATGTACTTCAATCAGGCAATCACTTTCTGTTTGTTTAATCTTAATTCTTATCACATAATATCACTCCCTTGCATAATAAAAGGCCACTCGTTTTGAGTGACCATAATTACATCATATTTTTTTAATACTCATCATTTAGTATGTTAAAGCGGAAAGGATATTGTTCGGTAAATCAACATCTGAAAGGCGGCCTTCATTTTTCCTGAATTCCTCTGAAATTTTGTCCCAGTTTTTATATAAAACTTCTGCGTTTTCCCAATCCTCCAAAAGATTTTCAAAAAAAACTTTATCGTCAGTTATTTTGCCATCTAAAACTGGTTTATTTTTCATAGTTATCAGTTCCTTTCTATACCAAAACTATAGCCTTTTTTTAGGAACTTTTCAATAGCAACATCTTTATCTTTGTACTTTTCAACTATATCTTTCATAACAGATTTTGCTTCTACAAAATTAAAGTTATCGAGTTTGTTGATATACCAAGTTTTTCCTTGATTTGTAACAATTGTCATTGTTTTTATAGTAGGATATGTCATAAAAACATTTATATCATTCATAGAAAAATAAGACAGTCCAGGATGATTATGTACTAACTCCAATGTTCGTTCATCAGAAGAAACTAATAAATGGAATGTATCTGAATCACCTAAAAAGTCTACACTATCCTCTGTCCCTTTTACAAAATTTGTCGGTGTCTTCTCGGTGTTAGTTATTTTTCTTAGTGCTAAGACTTCATTACTATTATTGTACTTCTTTGAATAGGATAATAATTCTTGTCTTACAAGCATCGACTCATGGGCTTCATCCTCTGTATACCCTGTTGGCCTAACATTTTTTATTTTGTTTATAGCCTGGCTTGTAATATTTACTTTATTTCCTTTTTTGTGTTGCTCTATTTGAGTATTAAAATCAATACTCTTCCACTCATCAAACCTTAAACTATGTTCTCCATTTGCTAAGCCATCTAGCCACTTCTCATACTCCTTGCGGTCTGAATAAGGTGCGAGCGCACAATGGCAATTTGGATGCATAGGTGGAGCGTTCTTGCCTATTTCCATGTCTTTAAGTTTAAAGACCTTGCCATCCATTTCTTTACATAATGGACACACATCTTTTAAGCCACATGCCACATATTCGAACTCGTCTATTCCATTAGCTTCGTAAGATTCAATCTGTGCTTGTGTTTGAACTCGTGCTATCTCTGTTCTTAACAATCTTTCTGCATTACATCTAGATACATCGAATTTCTTTCGTATCTGAGGGATAAACTCTCTTGGATTCTTACCTTGAATCAATGCATTGGATAGAACACTGGATAAACTATTTTTTAGCTGATCTTGATTTACCCAAATTCGTTCTGAAAAGGTTGCATTCTTAAAAGATGAATCTGCTACTGTTTTGGCCATCTTCGCATTGTCAATCACTGTATTGCCTAAGATAGAAGCATTACGTTTGATTTCTTCTAAATAGGCTCCTTCAAGCTTTTGACCAGTATAAGACTTCAATTCGTCATGGCCTGCCACAAGTTCTAATCCGGTGTTTGCTTTTAAAAGCTCCAATCGGTTGACTTTCATTGCAAGATTATAAAGTCTCATCTGTTCATTGGCTTCATCTGAAAAGTTCTTTTCCTTTACATACTTCTTAGCTTTTCTTTGATATGCTTTGATATCTATGTTAGAAACCTTCTTTTTGGCTTCCGACATTGTTATACCTTCTTTTGATGCATAGCGAGTAAAAAAGGATTCGATTTCTTTTTCTACCGAATCCATCATATTTGCATATATTTCTTGTATCTCATCCGCATATTGCTTTTCATCTTTTAAACGTTTCTTTTTCCATTCCAGTTCACGATCTCGCCAATATGTATTACTGCTCATCGTTTTGTGAATCCTCATTATTTTGGAAGATTCGGTTTTCAGTTTCTACCATATCATTCTCATCTTCCTTTTTGATACGTTCCATTTCTGCATTCGTATCCTCAACTGCCGAGATAAACGACAACTGGGTTTCGTGAGACACGATTCCTGATAATTGTGCAGCAGTCTGAGCTTCTTCTAATAAGTTTGCAGGATAATTTTGTGTAAACTTGTATTCAACCTCAAGCCAGTCGTCTTCAGAACGATGTGTGATCGCATTACTAAATAAGACTCGATATCTACGATTCATTCCAGATGTGAACTTTCGCTCTTTCGCTTTTGCAAGGTTTGACATAGAAAGAAGCTTATATCTCAATGCAATACCTGATGACGTTCCAAAGTTCTCATCATTAATATTGGCAACCATTGAGTTTTGGAAGATTAAACGCTCTAATCTGTTGATTAGATTTTCCTGTGTTGCATCTGCATTTGGCTTTGACATGAAATCAACTACGATTCCATCACCACTTCCATCCATTGACTCAAAGTTAATTGTTCGATTATCACGAATGTGTACCAAATCTGAATCTTCTACTTTCGGACCTAAGATTTTTAAATAGGCATCTGCAAAGTAATCAACATCATTTGCTTTTTCTGACATTGCTTTGTTGTAGGCATTAATCAAACTGTATGTTGATTCAAAAATAGACATACGCTCTTCATTCTCAATAAATTCGGTTGCAGGAATATCGTTGAATCCATGCTCTATGCCATTAAACACATGAAGGCCACCTTTATCGTTGAACTCATATTTATATGTTTTGTCGTAGATATATCCACGCATAACCTCGTCTACAATCTGATAAGTTACAAAATATCTTGGTTTCTGAACTGTTGATTCATCATAAACCATGAATCCTTCTCTTGGATCTAAATAGGTAATCCCTAAATTTCCGTAATCATCATTAAAATACAATTCATATCCTTTTCCAAAAACACTACAAATCTTAGATAGTTCTGCATTGTTGTCGTCCTGATCATTGTATTTATCTAGCAAGTTGATATAATCATCAATTTCTTTTTTCTTAGAAGATACTTTGATTGGAACACCAATAAAAAAACCGTTGAATGTATCAACAATGTATTTTGCAAAGTTGACCACCACACGGTTATCTGGTTTATAAGATTCTTTATCTTTTTGATGTAAGATCGGATAATCGCCAATATAGGCGTCGTATATCTTTTTATACCTGTCTGTTATTAATGATTTATGTTTTGTTATCAATCCATTCAACACTTCAACATTAATGATGTCTTTATCGTCAGATAGCTTAAATATCGTATCCGGTTTAATAATGTATGCGTTCATTAAATACCTCCTTTAAATGTCCTTAATTTAACTCGTCCAAATGTGTATTTTTCAACTGCATAACGCATTGCATCCATTAAGTGGTTGAAATCATCAATTGGGCGATTTATTTTGTTTCCTAATCTATCTTCATCCCATGTGTAGTTACCAATTTCGGTTATGAAATTAACACATCTAGGATGAATGATGATTTCGAAATCTTGAATATATTGAATCCCATGTGTGATGGAATCCTTTCCCTTTTGTGATTTTTCAACACGAAGACCATAACCCCTAAGTTCATCAATCGACTTAGGTTCTGCACAGTCTGCCGTGAAAGACTTCTTTTGATAATGCACGTTTTCAATCTCTTCATATAGCTTTTTATTTGAAAGACCTTTTTTATAAATTTCATCCCAAACATAGAGCTTTTTATGTTCTGTATCAATGAAACCTATAAAAACTGCAGCAGGGTCATTTGTATACCCAAAGTCAATACCATTTACAGAATCACAGTTGATGACTTGATCTAGTGTAAATTCTTCTTCTTTCCAATTCTCATAAACCAATCCATCAACGATACCCCAATTTCCTAATCCTGCAACTTGATATCGCCTAGGATTTTTCTCCTTCATGTTATCGAACAATCTTACATCAGCTTCATCTAGCCATTCATTACACTTATAATTGGTTGTGATGGCTAATATATCAGGGTCGTTCTTAACATCAAAGAATCTTTTTTTAAGCCAGTGGTGTTCATTCCCATTTGTGTTCATGTAAGGTCGTTAATCTTACACCGCTTTCGCCGCTCATTGTTACCAATGAGATCAGACTATATCACCATCTTGAATTTTCAAGATGCCCCCCATTTCCGCTCACTTGAGCGTACTCCATTAAAAAAACCGCATTAATTGCGGTTAGGATAGTCGTTAAACTTTTTTTATTTTCATTCCAAACAACAAACGAAAATAAAACTTAGCTTTTGATTGCCCTCTCTTTCGAGTAGGGTTTTCCAAAAATTAAAGGGGTTTTCATATAAAATCACTTTTATATGCCGCAAAATCTACGGGTTGAATGTAATCATCCATTGCTTCCAAAGATAAGGTGGTAACTCACCACGAATTGACTCATCTAGGGTATCAAAGTCTTTTTCACTAGTTATTTCATAAGCTTCTTCTAGCCATACCCAACATAAAAACCCATAATCTACAGTAATGGATGTTATTTTTAACGGATCATCAAGTCCTCTAAAGAGAATCTTTTGCCCAGTTGGAAGATATGTTGCTTCCAAAGGTGAATATTTAAATTCCCATAAGTGTTCAACCTCTAATCTTCTTGTCGCCCATTTTAAATCCGTGAAACACGAATCTTTAAGCGTTCGATAAGTCTTACGCACAACTAATGTATTTGACTTATCATATTTCATCATGTTGTATATGATGCGTAATGCAGTTGTTTTTGACTTCTTAGAAGCACGAGAACCTTTGCATGCAGCGTAACGTCCTCTGAAGTTCCAATAGGATTTATATCCTTTCCCTACTATTTTAGGTAGCTTTATAGATTTAGTCTTCAAGCTCATCCTCTCCTTCAAACTTAGGTACTACGATTTCTGCTTGAACTTTGTCTGTAAACAGTGAATATCTTTTTCCAAGTAATTCCGCAGCTTTATTTGCATCAGAAAGCTTTGCGGGAATCTCAACGATTTGAGGAACTTCTTCTTTGACTGTTTTCTTTCTTGGTTTTCCATCTCCTGTATCGACATACTCTGAATGCTCTTTTGTCACTGTAACGACAACAGATTCTTTCATTTCTCGTCGCATTACTTTTGTGAGGTATTCCATGACTTCTTGAACATCTGCCACATTGTTACTGTGTGCTTTCTCAAGACACTCATCCACATATTCTCTGATATGCGGTAAAGCTAATAACCTGGATGCATGCTTTGATGCATTATCTCGGCTCTTGCAATTCTTATAAACTTCCAAATAAGCATCCACTGCGTTCATCGTTATCAAATACTTCTCACAAAAAAGCTTTTGCTTTTCTGTCAACTTAGCCATAGAATTCCTCCTTTCATTATTTTGAAATTAAATATCTGTCTTAATGCCCTTTCCATCCTTTTCTTGGTGAGCCAGCTCCTCTTACCCACAATTGATCTACTTCTTTTGCTATTTGTCTTTTTCGACGACGTTGTTCTGAATCTTTATTAGCTAAATCTCGGCTTGTAAGCTTTTGTACTTTATAACCCATAGATTTTGCCCTAGAAGCTATATCGGATAAGGTCTTAGGAATTTCCCTACTTCCACTATCAGCAAATGATGCCCCAGAAAAAGAAAATACTTTCTTCCCTTTTTGCCTATACTCAAATACAGTTCCATCTCCTGTGGTAACAGTTAAACCAACTGTCCCCCCCCCGATTTACATATTGTCCTCTTCCACCCATAAGTAAATTTCCTCCTTATTCATGTATAAAAAAAGCACCTTGAATTAACAAGATGCTTAGATAGCGTTTAAAATTTAAACTGATATTTTTTAACAAATCGAAAAGGCGCTCCGATTCGAACGGAGGTTTCCTCAGTGCATATCGTTTTGTGATATGCATACATCAAAGTGTAATCACCCCTATACGACTACCTTTTCTTATTTTTATTTAACCATAACCGTTTTACACGGTCAACCATTTTCCTTTCCTCTGCAGTCAAGTTTGTAGCACCTTTTTTCCCGTCATGTTCAGAATGATAATAGCCATGATGAGTATGTGGCTTCATATTTTGATGATCATGTGTTAAATCAATCTGTTTTGTACGTTTATTTGAATTGTCATAATAAGAAATTGATGAAATCTCGTTTTTATCATTCACGTTTGCGTACACTCGCCCTCTGGTCATCGTTTCCATTGGAGCTTTTGCATTACTAGCATTGACTTGCTTCACAAATTTAATATTACCACTTTGATAAACTGTATTGTATTCGCTCCCATAAGGCTTTCCACTGTCACTGACACCACTACTTGCTCCTCTACCGCCCATGTTTTCTTGCCCTCTCTACGACTTTGTTTTTATAATAAATAACTTTTATACCTTTGAAATCATGTTCAATAGATTGGCCATAAATTAGAATTGCAGTAGGCTTAAGTTTATCGATCATGTAATCTACACCATCATTCCAAATGGATCTTGCATATTCATCCTTGATACATCCAATAGTTGAGATTGCTACAACTCCTCCTGGTTCTATACCATCAAAACAGAATGTGTATGTTTCTCTTTCTGCCCAGGAAACTGTTGGAATCACACATATTCCTTGACTCTGAAGATAATGTCCAATTAATCTACTTCTATAGATATTCCATACTTTCATAGCTCTAGGCATATCCATGTAAAGAGAAAAATCTGGTGTAAGAACACAGTCATACTGTTTTAAGACATTCACATATCGTTCGGGAGTGTTCCAAATGCGCTCAAACTGATAATCATCAATAAACATATGAATTCCAGATTGATAATTCTTTGAAGAAATTGCTTCATTGAATCCAATTAACTCCTTAGGAATATGAAGTGCCTTTTTAATAACAGGCATCTCAAATGGGCCATCTGTTTCAAATGGATCATATAAATCTAGATTGTATTTTTTGATTGTTAGTTCTCTTCCTGGCATGGAACACCTCCTTTCTTGCATAAAAAAAGCCAAGACCTCTGTCTTGACATAATTTCTTATGATATTAGTTTACCACGGAATTCTTGTCCACTAGGGGACAAAATGCATTATTCGTAACTTTTTACCTCAATAACTGTATAACTGATTGGATCTCCATTCTTTAATCTTACTCGCATTTTCGCATTCAATTTTGATACTAGTGGAAAGCTAATCTCTTTTTCCTTTACTTTTTTCAAAAAATTCTCATCCTCAATATCTGCATTGATTGTTTTCCCAAGGAATTTAAACTGCCATTTACTGTTTCCTAATAAATCAGGCTTCCGAACAGTTAGTACTTCTGTAGCTTCTTGTTCGGTGATATCACCATTTAGTGATTCAACATCAATAGGATTCCTAGTTCTCATTAAATCTTCTTTATCCATTTCAACAGTCTTCACAGTTTTATCTTCAGTAACTGCGATAGAAAAGCCTGTCCGCTCACCATCTTCTGAAATAGTTCTTGATAATTCTGATAAGCACTTTTCTATTGAGGAATCTCTTGTGTAAAGATTATATGTTCTGTTATCAATATAGGTTACATTACCAACACAAGACTTGACTATAGTATTATTCCCTTCATGAATTACTTCTGCAGGCATTTGTCCACCAAGATTTTTCTTCAGTTCAACAATACTATTAAACGATTCTAGGATAGGTGGCATCAATGGAAATAATACAGCGGCCATTTCAACAATCTGCTCTATCGTTATCATAAAGCTACCTTTTTCGATATTCTTTACTTTAAATTTACAAAAATCATTTTCGCTTATTGACGAATCAGCAATTTTACCTAAAACCGCAACAACACAGTCTAGCGACTTAGATAATGTTTCTATATCAATGTCATTTTCGCCTTTAAACCTTAATGTAAGTGTTTCTTTTTTCATGACATACCCTCTTTTAATCAACATTATTGTACCACCTCTTCTTTTAAACACTAATACCTATATGAACATTATCAACGTCAATTAAACTAATTTTCCAATTTCTCTACGGATATGTTTGTACATTCCGTTCTTTGTATAACCATATTTTTCTGCTACATCCCATGCATTCATGTTCCAAAAGTATAGATCAAACAAAATATTCTGATCGCGCAAAGATAAAAGTTCTATCGCTTTACATTCATTCAAACGTCTACGATAATAGTTAATTTCTGCCACCTTTTGAGATTCTTCTTCCATCATTCCTAAAGGACTTGTATAAGAACCATGAAAGGTCGGCATAGGAGCATTGGATTTCTCCTGCTCCTTTGTCAACCTAATTGGATTATGACTCAGCCCTAACATTTTATGATTCAGAACCTCTAGTTCTTCGTTCAATTCAATGATTCGATGGCAGCAATAGTTTGCTGATTTCAAATCATTCAACATTTGATTTACTTTTAATTTGTTCATTTTGTCCACCTACTTCTTCTTTGCGACAACTGGCCCTCTGTGCCAGGACTCTTCCCCACTACGATATCTGCGTTCATTTGCTCTTTCCTGGTGTTTCTTATACTCTTTTAGCCCAAAATTCTCACGTTCTAATTTGACGATGTAATTCGTAATTTGTTCTAAGCATGATTCCATAGAAATAAATCTGGTACTAAACCCTATCAGATCCCATATCTTTCTATCTAAACGAGCACATGCTTCTCTTACAAATTCATCATGAATGTCATTTATGTTTTCGACTAAAAAAACTTTCATCATTCCACATCCTTCAAATACTCAAACTCTTTTAGCAGCTCATCTTTTGTTTGTTCAAGCTTTGACTCGATTTGCTTTTGCACATCAATCTTCGTTTGCTTGAACCACTTCTTTTTGAATTTATTTACTGATTCTCTGTAAGTCTCTTCGCTACAATCACAAGACTGCCACCATTCTAAGTCATGCAGCACATCAACTAAATCTTTCATCATGCTATTTAATTGCGAATCAAACATTCTATCAACGTATTCATCATTTATTCGACAATACATATAGTTATAACTTCCGCCACTCATTTACTTTGTCTCCTCAAATCCATCATAGTCATCGTTCTCATGCGCTCCCATCACAAATAAGAACAACACGCATGATACAAGCATTCCTACAAACACTCCACCAATAAACCATAGTGCACTAGGCATTGTTAACTGCCTCCTGCCATTCTGTATAAGCCTTTTGGCATTCATCATAAGAAATGTCTAAAATAGCTGCAGCTCTCTGTACTTCTACTTTGTTGGATCCAGCATGTGCTACAGCAGTTAGCGCTGTTTCATATTGGTCCTTCTTTTTATTGTATTCTTGTTCTAATTCCGCTAATGTTTTCATTACATCAAGCCTCTTTCTTTTAATTTCACGATCATCATTTCTTCACTAATGCATTGATTTTCAACTTTTCTATATGCATCTAAATACCATTCTTTTTTGTCGCCATTATATGTCAATTCGTAATACATTGAATCTGGAAGATTCGTACTCAACAAATACTTCCAGTTCTGCAAAATTTTACACTTCCACACAATATATACATTTAAATCCGACACATACTTTTGGTAGTCTTTATCAGACTTATCCAGATGCTCAATTGTGTAGCTTCTGATTGTTTCAAGAGCTATAATGTCTTGAATTTGATTACCTACTAATTTGATAATATTTTCTTTATTCATTTTTACAATTCTCCTTTTAGTTCCTCTATTTCTTTTTTTTCATCAAGGCTTTCTGAATATTCCGTGTTGTTATCATATTTTAAACATTTGCCAAACTTATACGCTACGCATTGATTTTGTAAGCATTTATGGAGTACTGGTCTTGTAAATGTTCCTCTGCCAACCGTTATTGGCACAACTTCTTCTTTTGAAGTTAAATCAGGACAAATTTTAATCATTTTCTTTCTCCTAGCTCCCATTCATCCAACTTTTCATCCATCATTTCTACATGATTTTCGTACACTTTAAGAGCTTTTTTTGCTTCTTGGATAGCAATGTATCTCAAACCTTCACAATAGTCTAATTCTTTCTCTTCCAGGTCCATTTTATATTTTTCATATTCCTCAGGTAGTTGATCATAGCAAAAGTCACATTCTTCGGCCCAATCAACAAATAATTTAAGAGCTTCTCTGTTGATCAGTAATTTTCTATACGTCTCTATGCCTAACTTTCTGACGCGTTCCGTCATGATATCAATACCACTCCAATTGTCATAAACCATATAGATATAGTCGATTAGTTCTTGTTTTGTGAGTGTTTTAAGATAAGTTTGCGAATCTAATTCAAAGCCCAAGAACTCAAATGAGTGTTGTTCCTGGTTTACAATCGTTCTCTTTTTCTTTGACATTAAAAATCCTCCTCATCTTGCTTCTTTAGCATTGTCTCAATCATGCGTAGTTCTGAGCCTTTCATTACTTTTCCTCCTTTTTGTCTTTTGAGAAAATCCATTCAAGTGTTTTGAATGTTTCCTCGTTTTGTTTTTTCTGCTTTAAAACTTCGCCATTCTTCATCAGAAAGGCAAGTCGTCTGATGCAATCTCAAGAGCATCAACTTCGGCTTGTTGAGTCAAGCTTTGCGCATACTGCACATTCGATTGATTGTGATTCCTTGTCTGAACTCCATACGATTGATTCTGAGCGTAATTTTGAGTTCCATAGGTATTTGTAACTCCTAGAGTGTTTTGCCCGTTAAAATCTTTTCTAAGTGTCAAAAACTGCACGTTCTCTGCGATGACTTCTGTGACATAGACTTTTTGTCCTTGTTGGTTGTCGTATGAGCGTGTATTGATTCGGCCTTCAATGCCTAGCTGATTACCTTTCTTCTGGTACAGTTGGATGTTGTCGGCCAATTTGTTCCATGCAACGCAGTTGATGAAGTCAGCATCTTGTGTTCCGTCCTGATTCTGTCTTCGATTGACTGCCAAGGTAAACGAACAGACGCTCGTTCCACTCTGTGTCTTTCTGAGTTCTGGATCACGTGTCAATCGGCCAATCAGAACGACTCTGTTGATATCTTGCATAGGCTCACGCTTTCAATCCGCAATCATTTGCGATTGCCTGCATAGATTCGGCCATCATCTGACGCATCTTTTTCGTGTCAGCAGTAACCAAACCGACCAGGTCGTTGAATTCCGCCATGTTGATCGTGCTCTTGAAAGCTTGATACTTCTCAACAAGTGTTTGTTCAGGCTCCTGCTCTTGCTCATGAGCCTCGTTGCACGATGACTCCTGAAGCGGTTCTTTTTCCTGGAAAGATTCGACAACTAGTGCTTCTTCTGGTTTCTGCTTAGACTCTGCATTGACTACGACCTCCGATTTTTCTTCTACACGCTTTTTGGCAGCGGGTCTTCCACGTCGCTTTGCTACTTTCTCAACGATATCCGATTCACGAATGTTCATGCCGTTGATTCGGTATGGTGCTACGTTGTCTGTATCGTCAACGTATGCGATAAGTCCTTCTCTGTCCACTCCTGCACAGTGATAGATCACTTTATCACCAGGTGCATATTTCAACTCTTGCTCTGAGGTTTGTTTCTTGTTTTTCATTTTCACAGTTCTCCATTTTTGATTTTTTCCTGCAGCTGCACTAATTCGCTATGCAGTTGCTCTTCTGACATTTGGACTGGTTTAGCATAGAATTTCTCATCCAGCTGGATTGCTCCGATTCCTGGATTATCTTCTTCACGTTCCGCTTTGCTCCACTTCTTCAAAAGCCCTTTCCAGTCCCTGATAGGATCTTTGCCTGTCTTCCATCCGGTAGATTCGTAGTGTTTCCAAAACTTTTTGGCATCTACGTTCAAGTTGTGTTCCTGGATGTAGTCCACGATTTCTGAAATGGACGGTTTAACAAAACAGTCAGTCCAGTCAGTCTGCACATTTTCGTTTGTTGCACTTTTTGACGCAGCCACACTATCTAACTTCTGACTACTGACTGACTTATCTCTAGACTCTAGACTCTTATCTCTAGACTCTAGACTCTTTCTCTTATCGGACAATGTCCTTTTTTTGTCCGGGACAATGTCCTCTACTTTGTCCTTCGATTTTTTCTCTGTTTTTGAGCTCGTTTTTCGAGTGTTTTTTGAGCCTTTTTTAGGACTCTTTTCAGGCGGATTTTTCTTCTTATTTTCACGATACAATCTCTTTTTTTGTGCCCATCCGGTTTCTGATCCAATCATCGATTCATAGTTTGCAATCTTCATCACATTGTTCTCAGATACAATCAGTCTTAAATTCTGGAATAATTCAAGGGCCGCTCTGACTGTGTCTGCGGAAAAAAACTTTGTGTCACGTGCAATTTTATCGACACTGTATGGAACTAATATATTGCCAATTTTTGAGGCTAAAACACCATCTGTGTTTGATGTCATGGTGCACAATTTTATGTATAGAGTTACGTATTTACATCCGTCTTCCTGGGATAAAAGAAAATCGATTGCGTCACTTTCGAAAAAATCAGTCTTCAACTTGATCCAATAATAAACTTTGCTATTATCCTTGATTTCCGACATAAGCAATCTCCTTTCTATTCTTCTGATTCTTTGATTTCGTTAATAACAACCATCTCACATGGTTTCTGCGCATATCTCTTGAAGACATGCAGGTCTGATACTTGCTTATCATCTTCGAAAGCCACTTTATTTAAAGAGTCCAGTACAACCTTTGCAATGTTGTCGGAATCTGGCTTCTTTTGTGGTTGGATTTCATTTGCAAGCATCTTATTTAGTTTCACTTTTGATACTTTCTTAGGTGGTGAGAAATACGCGAAAATCTTCACTTCCAGGGACCCTTCCAGCATGCTTGGAGTGCCACACTGTTCCATGAAGCTTAATCGCACTAGATTCTCATATTCAACTGTTTTAGGTGGTGTATGTACACTTACATACTTACCACGATTAGAGAATCGAGGTCTTCCTTTGGACCCCGGTTCTCCTGGTACTACAAACTGATAACGCATTATTCTTTGATTTCTCCGGTCACTGGATCTTCACCAGGTTGTTCCTGATATTCTGCATCAAAGAATTCGTTTGGAACTTCTGTCATATCTTCTTCAATCGTTGTCTTGATTGATTCATCTGTATTCACTTGTTTAACGAATTCAGTCTTCAAAGGAGCATATTTAAGCAACTTCTTCAAAACTGTCTTCTTGGCCATTTCATCAAAGTTTGTTTTCCATGGTCCACTCGAAAATGATTTTGAATATTTTTTCGCATGATCAAGAACATCTTCATACGACATGACTTGGAATCCTTGGCCCCCATTCACTAATTTGAATGTAGCGTAATAATAGATCGGCTTACCTCGATTTGTTCTTGCAGGTTTATGTTTAAGCACTGGATCTATTCCAAGTTCATACTCAAATTCGTCATTTTCATAAACGACCTGAGCATCAATCATCTTGACTTCGCCTGAACGATATGCCAGGTCAATCAATCCTTTATAGCCAATCTGGAACTGACAAGCTTCGCCATATGGAATCAAATAGGCTTGTCCTAGTGGTGTATTAGGTTCCAATCCTAATTGTGCAGCGTTCATCATAGCTGCTAAGAATGACTGCGGAGTACATGATGCTAACTTGGCATTATTAGATACCGCAGACAATGCGATTCGTGTAAATCGTTCTGGAGTCATCACACTAGGCAATGCTTTTGCGATTTCTCCTGACATAACAGAAATGTAATCTTTAATTGTTTGTGGCTTTTTTTTGGCCACTTTATTAGACTGCGTCTTTGCAATCATTCCTTGTTGATTTGTTGTTGTCATAAATATTTATCCTCCTACTGTTCTTTGACTAAAAATCTTCTCATTTTTCTTTGAGTTAAGTATTGATCATAAAGTTCAGGCTCATCTTTTCTGAATTCTTTAGTATCGAATGTATTTGATACCGATGTTTTCCATGTAACTTTGAATTTGTCAGATGTTCCAATACCAGAATCACCTAAGTAGTTCTTAACTTCATTCTCATGTTTCTTTTGAATTTCCTGGAGCTCCTTGATTTTATCTTTGACAAGCTTCAAAGCATCCAGTTCCGTCTGCAATGGAGTTAGATCCACAATGTTGTCTTCATCATTTTCTACTGGATGAAGTTCACTGATTGCTTGTGCAGTGGAATCCGAACCATCGATTGGCGGTTCAATATCGTTCTCAACACAGTTCCAGAATTCTTCTTCTGCCTCAATCAATGCACTTACTTCATCATCGCTTCTTAAAACCTCGTAGCAGTACAAGTCAACTCCTGGAATATAAATAGCTATATACCACTTAGAAAGACCCGTAACTGCCATATAATGCATACACTGTGCATAATACTGAGGCGGAATATTTCCCTTCTGATACATATCCTTGTTGTATTCAGACGTTGTCTTGATTTCAAGACCTGCATCCTCTCCAACAACCAATCTGTCAACGTTGGCCAACATGAATGGATGATCTACAGATTGAAATGAAAATCCACTCTTTCGACATTTCTTGCCAGTTTCTTCTTCCCAACGTCTGGCCACATAAGCTTCCGCATCTCGACCAAATCGCATACGCTCATTGTCAATGTTCTTGTGGATTCGGCCAGTCTTTTCACACCACAATGCGTAAGCTGATTTGTATTTATTCAAGCCTAATACGGAACCGGCATCAGAACCACCGACTCCTTTTAGACGATTATCCAGCCACTCTTCATGGGTAGCTGGTAATTTATGCTTGATCACATTCTTCATCTTCATTTGATTCATCCTCTCTTTCTTCTTCTGGTTCACCAGAATCATCTATATAACGGTTGTCGTTCCATTCTCTCCAATCGTCGATATCATTAAAGAATGGCATCGCTATTCCTCCTTGGATGGTTCATGTTCTTTTAGAAATCTGTCCGTTTCGCCATCGTAACATTCTGCACAGACTGCAAATCCAAATCCATATGCAGTATGTACTTCTCTCGATGTGTACATCTCACCGAATCTGAATATTCTTCCACATTGTGCACATGGCACCATCTTTCCCATATCCTCTTCATACGTTCTGCATTCATCAGGAAGAAGAACATCTTCATACTTATGCAGCTTCGTGTTGTATCTACCTGCTCTAATGGACATTGTGCTTACCTGTTTTGTTCATATTGATTTGTCTTTCAAGCTCTTTTGAAAAAGCCTGCGTGCACGCTTTGAAGCATTCAGTGATTAGATCAGGCTTCATGTTTGTAGTAATTCCAAAGATTAAAGCACCGGCTTTTGATTCACCAGTTACAACTGGAGTATCGAATCCAGGAATCACTCTCAATTCAAATGCTGCTCCGCAATTCTTAACTAGATTCTGGAACTCTTCTATAATTGCGTCACCCTCTTCTTCCGATACATCACCTTGTAGCTTTTCAAACAACTCATTAAGCTTGTCATTCATTTCATTATATTTTTTCGACTCTTCATCGAATTCATTTCCGTTCTTTTTTAACACGAACTGTTTCATTTTTGATTTTCTCCTTATTCATTCATACTCAAACCCTGCAACCTGGATATCACAATCTGCTAATTATTTATGCCCAAATTCAAACGTGTTTTTTTTGCTTTATCTTAGGAAGTTTAACCAGTTACGATCATGGATTTTTTTGACGTGCTTGCATTATTTATGACAATTTTTTAAGAAGGTATTGAGATATCGGTCTATTATGAAAAGAATGATCCTTTTTCTAGCAGACCACGTCACTTACGGCAATACCCAGGTTGCAAGATTTGAGTTATTTGTTTATAATTTAGTTGTTAAATTTTGATTGACCACTTTCCTAATAAGTGGTCTTTTTTATATCCTTCTTGTGCTACGCAGCTTGATCAGGTTATCCAAATAAGGCTGCAAGCCAAGAACATTAATTACCTTTGCGGTTGGCCATCCGAAACAATTGGATTGAACGCCAAGCTTATTCAACTCAGTCTTAACCGTTGCGCTGCAACATCCAATAATCTCTGCCAAGTCTCCCTGCGTGATATATGCATACTTTGTAAGCTTCTGGATCTTGTCCTCAACTTCTGCATCATATTCCATACAAGAGACTGTTCTAATATTCTTCATAAGCTGAACTCCTTTCTACAGTCGAATAGACTGGATGGTCGCACATACAAACGCAGTAGCGATCATACATCCAATCACTAACACAACACTCGCAAATAACATCCAGCTTGCGAAACGCTGCTTTCTGCGCACTGCCTTCTCTCTTTTATCTAGATCAGCATAACGATGCATCATCTTTGTATATTCTGTTTGATGTGGATTGTTTGCAAACGGAGCCAATTCACATTGTTGTTCTTTGATTTCATCTGTTTTTTTTACAGTTCTTTTTTTCGCAGCTGTTGCTTTATTGGCTGATGTGTTTGCTCTTGGCATGTTTATATCCTTCACTTTCTATTTTTTCGATTGCTTCATCCAATTTGAATCTGAAATTGAACTCTTCTATATCCTGCATTCCTAGATAATAAAGAAGATCAATATCATCGTGATTGAATACGTAGCAATGTTCCTTATCCATATAGCCTTCTGGCCATGGACATCCTGCATAGTCATAGAGATTCTTTGTTTTAGGATTTGCTTGAAGTCTTCCGATAATCATCAACTTCTTTGTTCCTTCTTTAAGAACCACGACACTTCCAATAGGTAATAATTCTTGCATGTTCTACTCCTTTCTACTGCGTTTTACTATGTTCTACTCCGTTCTGGTGCAGCACTTGAGGTGCCACTTCTTACTGATCAACATGATTTGGTTACTGTTTTGTGTGCGAACACTTTTGTCCGATTAATTTTTAGATATTAGAGCAATAATTAGTTTTGGAGGCGATTCTTCACCTCATTCTTTTATGATAAAAACAAAGCAGCGTCTATTTCTTTTGATTTGCGAACAAGAGATATTTTCATGTCATTCAGATTTTGCCATGTCAGTATGATAAGGGGACCTCATATTTTAGAATCTAGATTCTGCGAATGTTTGTAGGTAGCGCTAGAACCATGATTCTTGACGATAGCAATGAGCACTAATGGAATCTATTCCTTTCTATGCTTGAAATGACACCTCAAGTACTGCCCAGAGAATTTTTTTGTTTATGTGCACTTTTGAAAATTCAATGATACTATCTATCCTGGAAGGAGGTGATTTATATGCGTAAATGCTTTTTTGTTACTCCTATAGGCGATAAAGGATCAAAAGTTCGTATTCATTCCGATCAAGTGTTGAGGCACCTGTTGAAACCAGTATGTTCAGAACTAGATTTTGACCCTATTCGAGTAGATAAAATTGCTAAGACTTCAGTTTTAACAGATGACATATTCAACCACTTAAAAGATGATGACCTTGTAATCGTGGATATCACTGATCACAATCCTAATGTTTTTCTTGAACTGGGCTACCGTATGGGCCTTGGTAGACCGTACATCATCATTCAGGACTGTGAATATAAAGCAAACTACCCTTTTGATATTTCAAATATTCGTATCATGTCTTATAGCCTGGACCTAGATGGTATTGAAACTTCAAAAAGTGAACTTAGTAGTTTTATCAAAAACACAGACTTTTCCAGTCTAAACACTATAAATGTTTTTCCAGATGTCCCAGGAGAATCAAATTTAGAAGTCATTCGTGAACCTGATGGCGGAATTAGCATCAATGTTAAGTAAGGGTTACACTAATCTTTACTTTCTTTAAAAGCTGAATTTCATTGTGAAGTTCAGCTTCTTTTTGTTCTACCAAAGCCACATTAAAGCCTCCGTCTACGAACATTTCATGAAGCTCCTGGCTTAACTTTTCGATTCTTTGATAGTTGTCGATTGTAATATCAACCTGTTTGGGTTCTACTTTTAAGCTCATATTCATTCTCCTTTGTATGCTGCAAGCATACTTTTTCTGATTTTCTATGTGATACAATCTCCTTTTGGAAGGAGGTGTAGCAAATGACTAAAAAGTACAATATCGGTAGTAAATCAGATATGCGTAGATTTGAGCGAGACTTACAAAAATCTTTAGAGAGAAACATTGCTAGTCAAGTCAACAATCTAAGCATTGACGTAAAATGCCCTAAATGTGGCAATACCTTCAAAGCTTCTTCAGGTAGCAATGTCTGCCCACATTGCAAATCTGAGATTACTTTGAACATAAGTCTTTAATTTTTGAAGCCAATTCATCTGCCAATGAGTTGGCTTTTTCTAATTTGTTAAGCACTTTGTCAAGTTCCTCGTTTATCTGATCCAAGCCCTCAAGCTTGACGGCAACAGCTATTGTGCTTATTTCTTTTTTCTGTACCATTTGTTCGTTCACTAGATCTAAAGCGTTAATAAGATCTTTTACTTTATTTTCTTCCATTTAAATTCCTTCCTTTCCTCCATCCTCAAGTACCGCGCCAATGTAAATTGGTTTACCCCCACATCTCCTTACATGCTTTTTTGAATTCAGGAAAAACGTTGGTAAACATACTGATTGGAACTTGCTTAGAACCACAAATGACTTTAGATACATTTGAACTCTTGTATTCCTCAGATTCCTGAACCATATGGATCATCCGATATGCCATTACTTTGTTGATTCCTAGTGACATTACGTCTTTGTATCCTAATAATGTCTTTGCCATGCGTCTTCCTCCTTTCCATGGTAGTCGTTGGTAGTACTACGAAGGTTAAATAAGGTCTTCTTTTTTTAATGCCAAATAAATTGCCTTGCTTCTACAAACTTCAATCACCTGCTTTAAATACTCAATATCATTACAATCATTCAATTTCTCTAGAAATGATTCTCTTTCAATTGGATCAAGTGATTCGCAAAAGTTTTTGTTTTCCATAATGTATTCTCCTTTCTGTGGTAGTCGTTGGTAGTACTATGTAAAGCAAGTTTAATTTTGTTAAACTTTTTCTGTAAAAAAATAATACCCTACTTGGTCTTTCGGAATATTTAACATATCACATATTTTAACGATATCATCTCGTGAAAATGGCGTTTTACTTTGCATTTTTCGAGACATTGTATTTTCAGATGTCCCAAACGCTTCTGCAAATTGGTTTTGACTCCCATATTTCTCGATCATTTTGGCTTTTAAAGCATTAAAATCAAACTTCATTTCTAACACCTCCTTCATTTGACAACTAAAGTTTAACTTTATTAAACTATTTTGTCAACACATTTGTTTAATTTTATTGAACTTTATTGTTGATTTACTTAATTTTGTTCAATATAATTAAATCGTGAGGTATATTAATATGTCAGAAATTAAAGATAGAATTATTGAAGCATTAAAATACAATAGAATGAGTGCAAAAGAACTTAGTGATAAAACTGGTATTCCAAAATCGTCTATATCTCAATATATGAGTGGATATGCCAAACCAAAACAAGACCGAATTTATCTAATTGCTAAAGCATTACATGTTGATGAAGCTTGGCTGATTGGCTATGATGTTCCGATGGTTAAAGAGACATTCACACAGAATCTCTCTCCAAACGAAAAAAATCTCTTGGACATATATCGTGTTTTAGACGACAAAGGCCAGCACACAGTGGATACAGTTGCTCACATGGAACTGGATCGGGTTAAAGGAGAAAAGTAATTTATGTATGTAAATATATCTGGATTTTGATTATAAAAAAATAAAAGGAGGAATATGATGTCAACATATAAGCCAGCTAAAACTTTAGATGAACAAATCAAATACTTAAAAGAAAACAAGAGAGTCTGTTTTAATACCATCGACGAAAGGCATGCTAAAGACATATTGTTTAAATATAACTATATCAATATCATCACTCCGTTTAAGCATCACTTTGCTAAACTCTCGAACAAAAAAGAGGTTATCAAAGAAAATGGAAATCATGTATATGAAAGAGATGTAGAATTTAGTGAATATTATGAATTATACAAAAATGAACGTAAAAATTATCCTGTCATTTCAAAAAATATCATTTTCTTTGAAACTATATTTAAATCAATATTTTCTTACAGAGTACTAACTACGTACACGTTGGAATCAAAAAGTGACATTTTAAGCTTTTTAGATGCAGTTCGAATGAGAATACCTAATAACAATCATTATAACGAAGAGCGTATCAATCACATGAATAGACACATTGACGAAATAAAAGCTAATATCAATAACTATCATGATGTGTATTGTTTCTTTGACAGAATGTCTTTGGGCCAAACTCTGAC